CCTTCGTCACCATCTCTGTCTTGATGGAGTTGTTGGATTCCAGGACGTTGTTCATGCGCTCCGTCAGGACCGCAAGCTGTTGGGACACCGTGTTGATAGTCGCTGTCTCATCCCCAGCCGCCATGATTCACCCGTCTCGTTGGTCTTCGGACATGAGACCGCCCTCACCCTCGATGTGAGGAATGAGGGCGGTCTCAGAAGGAACTAGCCTTACGGGGTCACATCCGCGACCACGATCTGCTCCGGGCGCGTGACGACCGGGAGCAGGTGCCACTCCAGGAGGAACTGACGCGCGGACGGGTCGTGCTCCTCCCAGCTCTTGGCGAACTTGCCCGTGAAGCCGTCCGGAGCCTCAGTGTCAGCGGTCGGGCCGCTGATCAGCTCGTAGGGACGGTTCGTGGTGAAGTCACCGAGGAGAACCTTGTCGTCACCGAGGAACATCGTCTCAGCGCCGGGGTCGGTCGGGTTGTCGGTGTAGGAAGCACCGGTGGCGTCGTAGACGGCCTCCTGCGGCTGCCAGTTCAGGCCCATGAAGCCCGGGAGCGTACCACTGGAGTAGTACTGGTCCTTCATGCGGTCGGACAGGAGGTACGCGGGCGTGGTGCCGTTGTTGGCGAAGGCGTCGAAGATGTAGCTGATCGTCTTCTCAGAAGCGAAGGCTTCCTTTGCGGACACGCGACCGTCGCGGGTGATGAGGCGCTTCCACGCACGGACATCGCCCATGATCTGAGCCGGGGTTGCGGTCGCCCACGAAGCGGCTGCGGTCGGCTTGTGCGACGGCAGGAACTTGTAGTCGATGTTCGCCTGCACGTCTCCGTAGTCGAGGACGAGCGAACCCTGGAGGGCCTGCCACAGCGAGAACTCCGCGAAGTTGTCGAAGCGGGTGTTGAGGTCCTGAATCTCGCGGAGGACGGCGCGCTCAGCGTTGGTCGCTGCGAGCTGACCCGGGGTACGGAGCCAGTAGAGGGTCGTCGGCTCGAAGACCTTCTTCTCGCGGAGGTAGACGAACGCGGCGGCTTCCTGCGAGCGGCCCAGGCGGGGCACGATGTGCGCCTCGCTGTTGGGGACGTTCGGCTTCGCGATAGCGCGGCTACCGCGAATCACGTCCCACTGAGCCGAGGGATACGGCCACGGCGTCTTCGGGGCACGGTTGAGGAGCGTCAGCTCTTCCGGTGCAGTGAACTTTTCCACAACTCCGCGAAGGACCGTGGGCTGAAGCAGTGAAATGTCAGGCATCGGAGTTCTCCTTTTACGTTGCCTACAACTACTAGGAATCAGCGACACGAGGAGTGCCCGACCTGCACCACTCCTCAAGGGAGTCACATGGTTGGTCTGGGTTTTTAGTTGTATGTGAGTCTAAGAAACTCACGGATTGGTTCTCCCCCTCCCCCGAAGAGGAGAACCGCACCGTCAATCGCTTGACAAGGTGTTGCTACTGCTTAGAACTTGAAGGTGTCCATTGCAGCGTTGGTCTTCGCGCCAAGGTCGGTGATCGCGCCAGCAGGAGCGCCCGAGTTCGCGGCGGAAACCACCGAGAGCTTGACGATACCCATGATCACGATGTTGCCCAGGAACTCACGGACGTTCGGTCCAGGAGCCGCGAGGCCGGTGTCCACACCCTTGCGGAGGATGCCGACAGCCTCACCGGTACCGCCAGAGCCGCCAGCGGCGTACTTGACGTACTTCTTGGTGGAAGTCTCGCGAGCGAGAACGGTACCGGTCGGGAGAACTCCCTGACCGGCCTTGAGGGTGACACCCTTCTGGGTGTAGCCCTGCATCGAGTAGAGAAGTTCAACGTCGGTCGAGACGTTGCCCTTCGCGTAGAACGGTGCCGGAATGATGTTTCCGGGGTATTCGGTCGCCATGTCTTAGCTCCTTGTCGTGTGATCGAGTGACGTTGGGATCAGGCTGCGGCGACGCCGTTGGCCGCGTTCGAGAGACGAACGATCTCGTTCTCCACAACCGAGTCGTGCTCGGTGTCCTTCGGCTGGTTGCCCAGCTCTGCGGAGAGGGCCACGAGGGGCTTCTCCGGGAGGATCGCCTCGAACTGCTCCGGGTTGGTGAGGAGGAGAGCCTGGTAGGCCTCCTGCTTGGCCGGGGTAATGAAGCCGTCAGAGACCAGCTTCTCGACGCGGGCGCGAGCCTTGTCCTCAGCGGAGGTCTTCTGAATCTCCGCGACCTGAGCCGAGAGCGCGATGCTCTTCTCAGCGATGCCGACGACGGCGGTGAGCACGTCCTCGTCCTTCGCCTGGCCGTTGGTCAGCTTGAGAAGACCGCTCTTCTCGATTTCCGCCTGAAGCTCTGCGGAGAGAGCGAGGGCGGGCTCGGTCTTTTCTGCTGCCTTCGCCTGGAGTGCGGGCACGTCGATGTCGTGCTCATCCTTCAGCGCGGCAAGCAGGTCGTCCAGATCAGTCATGGGAACCTTCTCCTTGGGTGTGGCAGAGGCCGTGAGGACAACTGCATCCTTGATACCTTCTGCTGAAGCAGCAAGAAGTTCTTCGTAGTCCTCCAGGTCCACGATGTGTGGCCTGTTGGTGACTGCGACGTGGAGGAGGGTAGGCCCCTTCTTCTGTCCGTCGCGAGTGTCGGTGTAGTTGAGGCTCATGAGGGCCGAAGCGCCGAGGTAAGTCTTCCCGAGCTTCTTGGCCTTCTCTTCGTCGCGTGCGTCGAAGTAGGCGTACAGCTTGTCGCCCTCCTTGCGAAGGTCAACCACCTCACCAATGTTCCGGTCAGGGTCTTCCGAGTGCTCGTTCGCGCTGTCTGCGACAGGAACCTGAACGATGTCGCACACGTGGTCGTTGAAGTTGGTGATGAGGGAGTCCATGAGCGCGTCATCGACATCGACCTTGCCACCAGCGACACCGGGGTAGTGCAGAACACCCTTGGAGAGGATGTGCTTGCGGAAGAGCTTTCCCTGAGTCGTGCGCGACAGTTCCACGAAGTCACTCCGTGGTCCTGGTGCGTAGACGAACTCGTTTGGATTACTCATAGTGTCTATTATGCAGCATGAATCGAAGAGCGCAACGACACTAAAACCCCGATTCTAGGAATTTAGCCCTGCTGCCTCCGCGAAAACCTTCTCCAGGCTGTAGCTCTTGGACTCGAAGTCGATGAAACGGTTCCGAGGCCCCGGTACCTTGCCCGAAAGGTCGTCCACCCAGTCCTCCCAGGAGATAGCCTCAGGACGCTCACGGACCACAGCAATGCCATAGCCGCGAGCGTCCTGGTTCTTAGCCGGGTAGAAGTCGTTGTCCTCGCTGAGGACTCCGAGAATGTGACCGTTGCGCTGCGCGTGCAGAAGATAAATCATGAAAAGAGTCCCTTCCAGTACTTCTCCTCATTGGGACGGAAGAAGTATGTTCCCTGGTCGGTGTAAGCGCGCCAGCCGCCATTTGCTTCCTCGATGGTGTGCACGGTCAAGGTGATGTCCTTGTACGCACTCACCCAGAGGGAGAGGAGGAACCCGTCGAGATTGGGTTCCACCCCCTTCGTCTTCGTCGGGTAGTCGGAGTCCTCTCCCGGGGGGAAGACGTGGATGCCGTTCGGGAACTTCTCTTCGACGGCCTGAGCCCAGTCTTTTACTTCCATGTCGCCTTCACCTTTGCAATTGCCTCGTTCACCTTTTGGCGCATGACGATCCGATCTTCGATCTTGAGCCCGCGAATCTCCTCGATGCCCAGCTTCTTGAGGTACTGGATCGCCTCGTTCCGAAGCTCGTGGTCATCGAAGATGATCATCTCCATGGAGTCGAGGAGCGCCGCCGCGTGCGGGACGTTGGTCTCGTTCGTGCTCCCGGAGAATTCGTTGATCGCGTCCAGGGGGTTCGAGGGCGACTTCGCCTCTCGGTCCCCGGGCTTCCCCCAGCCGTCGTAGCCGTACGAGAACGTACGAGTACGGGCCATGAGGCGGGGGTGGTAGATGAAGTTCGCGTTCGAGTTCATCGACCCCTTCTGGATGCGAGTGAAGAGGATGTGCGCGGCACCGTTCTGCTGGTCGTCCGACGAGCTGGTCTTCGACTGGAAGGAGCTGTAGAAGCGAAGACGCTCCTCCGTAGACATGGCCGATCCCGACTTGACCACCTTGAGGATGTCGTCAGGCTGGTAGGCCTGCGAGTAGAGCGAGGCGTCCGAGGACACCAGCTCGTCCACGTCGATGTCGAAGCGCTCCCAGTAGGGCTTGCCCGTCTCCATGGTCGGGTTCTTGAGGTTGCCGTGCTCGAACTGCGGGAGGTACTTCTCGTCCGCAATCAGAGCGTCGATCTTCTCAGCACCCCAGAACTCGGAGTACAGCTCGCGCCAGAAGTTGTTCTCCTCCGAGGCGCTGTACTTCTCACCCATGTCATCGATGAAGGTGTTGTGGTTGGACTTCTCCGCCGCCACCTTCGCGTCGAGCTTCGTGCGAGCCTTCGCGTAGATGCTGCCCGTCTTGTGCTTGCGGTTCTTCAGGACGCCGTACATCTCGTGCCAGTACTGACGCTCTGCGTCCTCCGGCTCTGCCGCCTTCATGGAGATGCCCATGGCTTCGAGCTGCGCGATGACGTTCTGGATGCGAGCCTGCGAGTCACCAGTGTTCGAGACACCCTCGATGCGGAAGGACATCTTGCCCTCCTGCGACTTCAGGGTGTTGGTGTGGTTCGAGTTGCGGAACCAGATCTTCTCACCGGTCGGAAGCTCGACCTCGTAGTCCTGACCGGAGACACCACCCTGGAGCTTCTGAGTGGTGAGCTTCTGCTCGAACTCCACCGTGTCACCCTGGAGGTCGTGGGACGAGATGAGGCTGATCTTGACGCCGTTCTCGTTCGACTCCTCCGAGGCGTTGAGGTCCGTCCAGCCGTTCTCCGTCAGGGAGCCCGCGCTGTAAGTCGATGCCGGGGAGACCTCGACGCCGGTCTTCGTAGTCTTGAGCCACTGACCGTTGGTGAGCTTCTTCAGCTTCTCCCCGGTGGTCGAGTTGACGTACGTGGACGAAGAGTGGTTGATCGGAGTCGTCGTGAACGGCTCCTGCTTCGGAGCCTTGACCTGCTCAGCCTTCGCCTTCTCGATCCCCTCAACCTTGGAGTTGTAGTAGTCGAGCATGAGCTTGTACTGATCGACATGGGTCATCGGAACGACCTTGCCGCTCTTGAACTTGAAGGCGTCCTCACCACCCAGCTTCGAGTTGCCTTCGAGGTCGTGGCTCCACTCTGCGAGGTCGCTCTCGATATTCTTCTTCGCGAGTTCGAAGCTCTCCATCTTCAGCTCGTTGTACTGACCGTCATCCGCGTGGAACGAGATGGTCTTGGCCGCACCGACGAACTGCATGGCGAACGTGTCGTAGTCCTCGATGTTGGCCGTGGACGACTTGTTCGTGTCGAGGTTCTTCGCGCGCTGCTCCAGCCAGCCCAGAATCTCTTGCTGCTTCTTCGGGGTCAGGTAGAACTCCCCGTTGACGTTCTGGGTGTTGTCCGAGCCCTTGTCGGTCCACAGCGTGGCGGAGCCGTTGAGGAAGTGCGAGCCCGCGAGCATCGTGCTCTTGCCGGATGCACCGAGCTGAAGAACTTCCTCGTGCAGACGCTCGTCGTCCAGGCCCGAGATGACCTCGCCCAGCGGGTTCACGGGAGGCTCAGGAAGCTCCCCGAGGCCAGCGTCCTCGTAGATCGAGGCCCACATGGCGTCGATGTCCTTGGGCAGGTTGTTCTTCCGGTGGAGGAACGCCTGGACCAGACCATCCATGTTGTTCGGCAGGGTCTTGCCGTCGATGGTGACGTTGACCTGGAAGGCCGGACGCCCTGCAAGGCCCTCAGAGACCATCTTGGACAGTCGCTCGTCCGAGACCTTGGACATCTGCACAGCGCGCTTGTGCGCCGCGAGGAAGGCTGCGTCAGCAATCTCCTTGGAGATGCTGCCGTTCTTGATGCCGTCGTACATCTGGTCGAACACCGTGTGGGCGTTCGTGTTCATGCCACCGTTCTGGTGGTCGAGGCCCTTCCAGTTGAAGACGTGCTTGAACGCGCGGCCCTTGTCGATACCAACAATGTGACCGTCCGGGAGGATGATCGCGTTGGCTCCACGAGTGTCGTCGTTGTCGAGCTGCCAGTCCAGCACGTGCTCCATGGCAACGTCAGCAGCCTGCATGGCCGTGATGTTGCTGTAGTCGAAGTTGACCATATCGCCAACGCCGCCAACGTCCTTCTGGAGCTGACCGTAGTGGCCGTCCAGCTCGACGAGCTTGGAGTCTGCCGTCTTGAAGCCGAAGAGCTTACCGAGCTGGTTTCCCAGGTGCTCAGACTCCGCGCGCCACTTGTCGGCACCGTCCCAGGGCTTGAACAGGAAGTTGCCGCCGAACTGGTCACCGTACTCGATGATCGCGTGCGTGGACTGCTGAACCGTCTGGTTCGGCTTCTTCGTGTAGACCGGGATCAACTGCTGAGCGTCGTACTCCTGCTTGCGCTCCTGGAAGAACTTCGTGACAGCAGCCTTCGAGGCCCACGAGCTGTACACCACGTCCGCCTGGGAAGCGATGCCCTGCTCCTTCAGGTATGGCTCCAGCTCGCTGTAGTGAGCGTTGGCGTAGTCCATCGCCTGCTTCGTGCTCCAGACGAGCGGGAACTTCGTGTCGTCGAACAGCGGAGCGTACGACTGAGCGGGCTCGATGTTCTCCGTCCACACGGGAGGCAGGGAGACGGGATCGATGCCCGAATCCTTGCGACCCTTTGCGGTGACCGAGAGCTTGTCAACGACCTTCTTCTGGTTCTTGCGGTGAGCGGTAACCCAGGCACGCTTCTCAGCCTTGTTCAGGTACGTGGGGTTCTGCATCTGAGCTGCGATGAGGTAGTTGTCCAGCTCCATGGCGGAGATGTCCAAGCTCAGCGGAGACCAGTTGCCCTCAGGAATCTCACCGGCGGGAACCTCGCCAGGAACAGCAGCCTGCCAGACGATCTTCTGCGTCTCAGTGTTGCCCGAGAATCCGGGGTGCAGGTAGCCAGCGGGGTGAGGCTTGCCGACAGCAGCGGAGGCCGTGACCTCGTACTTGTAGACCTGGGCCATGTCGCCAGACATGAAGGAGACGACCCACTGCTTCTTGTCCCACTTGTCGAGCTTGGCGAAGTTCTGAGCAAGAATCTTGCCGTTGCCGAACTCCTTCGAGACGACCTTCGCGAAGTTGTTCAGCTCCGCCACGCTGTTCGGGTTGCTGGGCACCGCGAGGACGACTGCCTCAGGGAGCTTGGCGTGACCGTTGGAGTCGAACTCGAAGAGGTTGGAAGCCTCGCTGTCGGGGAGGTCGAAGACGCTCGTCTCACCGAGCCAGTCTCCGAGCTTGACCTGGAGGAACTTGATCCCCTTCTCCATGTCGAAGGAGCCGTACTCCGCCTCGACCTTCGCGCTGAGGTCGGGGATGTAGAGCTGGTCCTGGAGCTGCTGGTAGCTTCCGGCGGTGATGTTCGACATGTCGAAGGCATCCACCTTCGCCTTGTGCTCCAGAGCCTCCGGGATGGTCACCGGGGCACCGAGGAAGTGCGCTCCTCCGAAGTAGCCCTCAGGGAGAACGGTGGTGCCGCTCGCGTCGAGAATCTGACCCTTCTTGAACGGAGTCGTGAGCTTCGACATGGGGGCGTCGTTGGTCTCCTTCTCCCCCAGGGCTCCGATCTTGATCTTGTAGTAGGAGGTGTAGTACGCGCCGTTGTCGATGTTCGCCTTCGTGAAGGCGAAGGACACTCCGTTGTCGGCGTTCCAGTTGCCGTTCTCGTCCTTCGTGAAGGTCGTCAGGCTCTTCGGGGTGCCCTTCGTGATGACTGCACCAGCGGGAGCGTCATCGACGAACTCAGGAGTAGGTGCCTGACCGACAGCGAACTTGTCGTTCTTCGTGAGCGGAGTGTGCAGCTTCAGCTTGCCGTTCACGACCTCGAAGACGTTCGTCTTGGGGTCGCTGGAGAGGCCGTTGAAGTAGATGCCGTCAGGAAGGTTCTCCACCTTCTTGGGGGCCTTCTTCGCGGCGGTACCGTTCGGCACGTTGGCGACAGGCATCTCGTCCGGAACACCGAAGTAGGTGTTCATGCCCGCTGCGTAGTTGGCCTTGACCTTCGCCACGGAGATGTTCTGAACGTCGCCATTCTTGTTGACGTAGACGCCGGTACCGTCGTTCTTCACGACCATGTACACCTTGCCGGTGGCCGTGGCGTACTTGCCCGGGGTCAGGCCGCTCTTGTTGAACTCGATTGCGTCCGGGGTGCCGTCCTCGCTGATCGTCGTCTTGCTGGAGACGGCCTCCGGGGTCTTGGCATAGTTCGGCTTCGACGAGTGCTCTTCGTCCTCCTTCGGGCCAGCGAGGAAGTACAGCTTGCTGCTGTCCACCATGGCGTCGTGAGCAACGTCAATCGGCTCTTCGAAGTCGTTGAAGAACGTCCACTCATCCTCCGAGGTGCGGCGGTAGTGGCCGGAGGAGTACTCACCGTCGAAGGAGTAGTAGACCGTGCTGCCGATAGGAAGCTCGTTGATGTCCTGAGCGGTGAGGTGGTCACCCTTCTTGTGCTTCGTCTGCTGCTCCGGGACACCCTTGTAGTAGAGCGGGACCGAACCGTTGGTGCTGAGGAGCCCGAGGGTTTCCTCGTGGAGCACCGTGCCGTCTTCCTTCGTCCAACCGTGCTCGTGAGACTTCGTGAACTTCTGTCCCCAGACGTTCTCGACGACCGACCCCATGGGTGCGTTGATCACCTGATCGTAGTTCATGGGCGTCTTGGACTCAGCTTCAGGCTCAGCAGAGGTCTGAGTCCAGAAGGTGTTCGGGCTGATGATCGACCACGACTTTGCAGCGTCCGCGACCTGAGTACTGGTGGAGTGGATGTCAGTACCATCCTTCTTCCAGTCCTTCTCGTCCACCTTCGTGTAGGTGATGCCGTTCTCCGAGACGATCTTCGTCCCCACAGGCTTCGCCGCCCAGAATTCTTCCTTGAACTCTTCCGGCTCATCTGCGACCGGAGCTGCGGGCTCCTCGAATGAGAAGTCAGAGTTCGGCTCCTTGGCGTAGTCAGCGAAGAACTTCGAGGCGTAGGTCTTCTTGGAACCAACCACAGCCTGCCACTTACCGTCCTCCTGCTTCGTGTACTTGAGGTCTCCGAGTTCCGGGTCGTGCTCGGTGGCAACCGTACCCACCGGAGCGTCGTCCCAGGTGGACACCTGAGTGAAGTCTGGAGAATCGTCAGGCTCAGCGAGCTTGGCCTTCAGCGCCGCGAGGTCTTGCTGATCCTTCGTGAGCTGCTTCTGCTCTTCCTCTGAAGGAACCTTGGGCTCAGGAGCGGAAACCGTGTAGTCCTCCGCATACTCAGCCATTTCGGCGTCGGTGAAGACTCCGCCCGCCTTGCCGTCCCACTTGTTGTCCTGAACCAGCGTGAAGGTGATATCTCCCTCTGGGGAAGTGGCCTTCGTGCCGAGCTTCTGGGAAGTCCAGAACGGTGCCTGCGAGGGGTCTTCCCAGACAGGCTTAGCCGTCTCCGGAGCCGTCACGGTGTGGTTCTGCGCGTACGCAACCATGTCAGCGTCATCGAAGGTGGTGGAGGTCTTGGCGCTCTTCCAGAGACCGTCTTCCTGCTTCGTGTAGGAAGACTTGCCACTAGGAGCCGTGGACTTCGTACCCACGGGGAGGCTTGTCCAGTACTCCGTGTCGGCCTTGCTCAGCTCGAAGTCCTCGTTCACCTCAGGAGCGGCGTCATCCGGCGTCTCCGACTTCTTGGCAGAGGCAAGCTTCGCCTCCAGGAAGTCGATGTAGGTCTGCTTCTGGACCTTCTTGTCCTTGATGAATCCGATGAGGGAGTGCTGGTCCTGCTTCGCGAGCGGGTTACCCGCCTTAGCCAGGATGCTCTTCACCTGGACGCTCGGAGAAGCCTTCATGGCCTCGATTGCGTGAGCGATGACCGTCTCCGGGTAAGACTCACCGTTCGGACCGCCGAGCTGCACGCTGACGGCATCCTCAGGGATCACGTCAGCAACCGTGGGAGGAATGTCGATGCCGAGCTTCTGCTTCAGCATCTTGACGACAGCCACCTTCGGCTTCTCGTCGGGGAATGCAGCCTTGGCCTCCGCCACGAGAACGTCACGGAACGTCGCGTCCTTGAACAGGTGCCCCTCAGGCAGGGAGTTGAAGCCGTACTTGACCTGGAACCCACTGTGAGCTTCCAGGGCGTCCAGAGCCTCCTTGGCCTCAGAGCCGACGACATCGTAGTCACCGATCTTGACATCCAGAGCGGAGTTCTTCGAGAGGTCTTCGACGGAAGGCACCTTGACCGGAGCGTCGGGAACCTCAGGAGCTTCCGGCTGCTTGACAGGCTCGTCCTGAAGCAGGTAGTCCAGCAGCTCTTCAGCAGACTGCTCCACCTCAGGCTCCAGCGGCGGGACAGCCTTCTCCTGGATGGTGGCCGAGCCCAGCTCGAAGGAACTCTCGAAGTCCTTCTCCTCGAACGTGAGTCCGGGGTACGTCTGCGAGACCCACACTCCGTTGGACTTCTTGACATTGGGGTCTCCGAGTACGGCGATGTGCGTACCGTCAGGCAGAGCGTCCAAAACCTCCTGAGAGGCAATCTTGTCTCCGACCTCGTAGTCCTCCACAGCCTTCGGGGCGGGCTCGTCCATCGGAGCGTTGTCGTTGTCCGGGGTGATCCCGAGGAGTTCCTTCTCCCAGTCGGCCAGCGGCTCAGCCTTGTCCTCGCCGTCCGGGATCATTGCGTTCTCGTCAGCGGCCTTCTTCTGAGCCTTCTCAGCTTCCTTGGCCTTCTGTGCAATCTCAGCCTGTGCGGCCTTCTCTTCGTCAGCCTTCTTCTGAGCCTTCTCAGCTTCCTTGGCTGCGGCTGCTGCCTGCTTCTCAGCCTTCTGCGCCTCAGCGGCGTCCTTCTTGTTCTGCTGCTGCTCCTGGAGCGTCTGCGCTTCCTCAGGAGTCGGGACAGAGAGCTTCTTGCGGAGGGTCGCCAGAGCACCGTTGCTGGAGGTCGGAGCCTTCTCCTCATCGGAGGTGAGGTTGGTCCAGGAGTCGGAGTCGTTCTTCTCCCAGATGATGTCGCCCAGCTTGAGGAGCGTGCCCTCAGGCAGGTTCTCAAGCTCGGTCTTGGCCTCAGCGGCGCTCATGGAAGCGAAGTCGATGTCCTCCGCAATCTGCTCAGCAGGGAGGATCGGCTGAAGCTCACCCGTGTCTACCTGCTCCTGGAGGTCCGAGTCCTCCAGGACGATGCCGAACTGATCCTCGATCCAGGAACCGTCATCCTGCTTCGTGAAGCTGGACTCGTCCGAGACGAGCTTGGAGCCCACCTGGAAGGCCTTGAGGTCGTTGGTGGACGGCTCGGAGTCGAACTCCTCCACCGAGTACTTGTCGTCGCCCTTGAAGTCGCCCTTGAACTTGGCGACGAGAGCTGCTGCGAGGTTCTTCGGAATCTCGACCTCACCCGACTGCACCAGAGCGTGAATCTTGTTGTCCGGGGTCAGCACGTACGTGAGGTCCGCGCCGACGTTGGCCTTGATCAGCTTGGAGCCTTCAGGCGCGTTGTAGGTAGCCTCGCCCACCTTGAAGGTGAGCGGTCCCACGAGGGTGGACTTCTTGAGCTGGAGGTCGAAGTCCGGAACCGGCTTCGCGGGCTTGGGAGCCTTCGGGGCTGCTCCAGGGTTGAGCGGATCAAGGCCCGCCTGCTTGCCGCCCTGGAAGTTGTTGTGTGCTCCCGCGCTGCCAGCACCGTTGATCTTCGTGAACGGGTTCGCTCCACCGATGTTCGGCTTGATGCTGGAAGTGAGGGCGTTCTTCGGAGGAGTCTTGCCTCCGGCGCTCGCCTCAGCCTTCTTGGCGTCGATGATGTCCTGGGTGATCGGGGCACCGATGGGGAGACCGTAGAACTTCGAGCCCTCCAGCGTGCGTACCTTCCGGACGCTCTTGCCCGCCAGAGCGAGGATTGCATCCTCAAAGTCGGTGAAGTCGTTCACAGTCTCAACCTATTCGTTGTATCGAAGCGCTCCCGGAATCTTGTCCAGCTTAGCTGCAACCTCGAAAATCTTCCCTTGTAGAAGAATCCCCGAGGAGAGAACCTTCTCGATTGTCAGACCACTGAAGCTGTACTCGTCAGTCGTGGTCCGGGCATCGAGAAGAATGGTTCTCAAACCTTCAGCTGCCGACCCGGCGTTGTCAAAGAAAAACCTAGCAGACTCAGGGCTCATAATTCATCTTCTTCCCGAACTTTTTTCGAATAGAACCGAGAGCGGCGACGACGGCCTTGAAGATCGCCAGCGGGATTTTCTTGATCTGAGCCGTCGTCATGGTGTCAGGAGCGAGGGTTGGCTCCTCGATGTCTACCTGCTCCAGGGCGTTCTCCAGCGACCTCACGATGACCGCCAGATAGCAGTGACAGCGCGGATGCAGCGGCGGTCCCTGGAGGTTGAGGTAGACCTTCTGCGGAGTCTTGAACGCCTCTCCGAGCTTCGCCTTCTTGCCGTGCAGGGCTCGACAGAACGGGCACGGTACGTTGCCGTTGTCAAAGTTGTTCAGCCAGTACTTCTCGACGATGTATCCGAAGTCCGCAAGCTCCTGGTAGGCGGACAGCACTGCATCCGTGTACCCACGCTCTGCTCCCACGCCTGCGCTGTGCTGGACGTTGAGGATCGCCTTCCGCTTGATCTTGTCGGCATCCTCGCCCTTCGCTGCCTTGAACTCACGGAGGTTGCGACGAACGTCCTTGAGGAGCGACTGAAGGTACTCGTTGTTGAACGGCACTGCCGGAGTCCAGTCAGGGATGTCCGAGGCTCTAGCGGCCACTCCAGGGCCTAGGGAGGCTGCTTGCCGGTATGCGGCACGGACGACAGCCTCGATGCGGTGACGGATGGTCTGAGCGTCGTAGAGGCCGTTGTCCCAGTCGGTGAAGGCCTGAGCAATCAGGTTACGGGCCTGATCGTCCAGGGCCTCCACCGCGTAGTGAGCCGCCTTGGCTGTCTGCAACTGCTCCGCGTACGAAGCCACTTCTACTTCTTCGCGTCAGGATCAACGTTCGGTGACATCTGACGGAGGACAGACTTGATTTCCTCCGGCGTCTTGCCAACGGCGAACTGACGGACGGCCCACGAGAGCTGTTCGGTCAGGCTCTTCACCAGAGCATCGTTGCTGAACTTCCGTGCCGCGATGAGCTGACGCTTCAGGGAGTTGAGTCGTTCGATGGTCACCGGACGCTCTTCGTCTCCGCCCTCCACGTCATCCGTGATGGTGGAGCCGATGGGAGCACCGTACTTCTTCGAGCCCTCGACCGTCTGGACCTTACGCGAGGCCAGCTCCAGCTTCTCAGCATCCTTCAGGAGGCCGTGAGCCAGGTTGATCAGCTCAGGGGAACCGCCGGAGAGGGCTGCGACCTGCTCCTCGAACTTGTCGAGCTGAGGATTCGGCTCTTCGCCAGGGACAGCCGCCGCGTTCTGTGCGTCCATCTGCTGCTGAAGCATCTCCTCCTGAGCGAGTGCTTCCTCTTCCTCGCGCTCAGCAATCTCGTCATAGTCAATCTCGAAGCCCATCTCCTCAGCCATGTGCTTCTCCAGCTCGCGCATGAACTCAGGAGTGACGTTGATCGACTGACCGGCGGAAGCGAGCTTGTCGAAGGTGCCTGCGATAGCGCCCTTCTGCTCGTCCGTCAGTGCGGCCCACGTGAACGTGGGGTACTTGCCGCCGGGGAAGTTCCAGTCGATGAGTCGCGGGATGATGTAGTGGTTGATCGAGTTGGCGATGTCGTCCATGATCGCTCGAAGCATGAGGACGAACATCTCGTCACCCGGCTGCGCGAAGTTGACGAGCGAGCCGCCGTCGTTCTGACCAGCGCCCTGATCCTTGTCGAAGAACCCAGCGAGAATCGACTTCGACATCTGGGAGTTGTGGTGGTTGATGTAGTCCAGGAAGTCGAAGTTGCCACCCTCCTTGAGGATTTCGACCTTGAACCCTTCCGGGTACATCATCCACTGAGCGAAGGAGAGGTTCTGGAGACCTGCCTTGAACTCCTGCTTCGCCTTCTCCGAGGCGTTGACGGGAACCTCACCGACACGAGTACCGACCGCCGCCCGCTGGGATGCCAGGTGAGCGAGGAAGTACGACTTCATCTTCTTGTCGTAGTGGTAGAACGCGCTCTGGAAGAAGCTGATCCCGTAGAACTTGCGCTCCTCCTCCTGAGCCGCGTAGTAGAACGCCTGCTCAGCCGGAATGAAGACATCGACGCTCTCGCCGTTGACGTGGGCACGCTGACGAAGACCGGCGAAGCCACCAGTCTTGTCGGTGACGAAGGTGATCGTCTCCGGAGGTCGGTATGCGAGCTTCTTGAGAGAGTACTTGCCCTTCAGAGGTCCGAACGTCGGTTGCCAGTAGACCTGCTCGAAGGCAGAGAATCCGTCGAAGAGTCCGGAGAGCACCTGGGACAGGAAACGGTGGAACGTGACGGACATGCCGCCCTGCTCCGGAGGAAGGTTGAAGACCTGATCGATGAAGTCTGCCTCAGCCTCTCCGCCCTCAGCAGGGACGAAGGTAGACGTGGACAGCGCGGCACGGATCGGAAGCGTCAGGAGGCGGTACAGGGCTCGTGCCTGCCCATCCATGCGCCGCATGGCGACGAGCTGACCCACGGTCGGGCCGGAATCTTCCCCCTGCTCACGCATGAGCTCGTAGAGCTGTTCCTCAGTCGTCTTGCCCTTGTACTTCTCCGTGGAGTACGGGGTGGAGAAGGGGAGGTTCTGGTCTACACCGAGAGCAACACCGAGAGCTTCGATCTTCGGCTTCTCAGCAGCGTGAGGTGCCAGACCGGCCTCAGCCTTGTTGGCCTTCTCAATCTCGTTACCAGCCATTGAGGCCAACTCCCTTCATTCCGATAGGCATTCCCATGCCGGAATTCGTGAATCCGAACCCGTCGAGCATCGTCAGGGGCTCGCCTACAGTGATGGAGTCTCCACCAATAGATACTATCGAACCATTTTCGTCTTCTTCGCCTCCAGAAACAAGCGCACCCACCACGGAGCATGCCAGAGCGTCAGCCTTGTCCTTGGAGCCGCCCGGAGGGTGATCCACCTTGCCGTTGACCCTGGAGAGGGATTCCAGCTCGATGAAGAGGAGCTGGTCGAACGGCATGTGGAGACGACCGTCGTAGACGACATCCTTCAGCGCCTTGTACACGTTGTCGTTGATGTCGGCGCTGACGCGCTCAGTCTCGATGCCGTGAGACTCAAGAATCTGCATGGAGTCAGCGGACTGGAACTGGTCGAAGGTGAACCGCACGACAGGGAAGCCACGCTTGATCAGCTCGTACGCGAGCATGCGCGCCCACCGGACCTGAATCTCCCGAGGCATCGGCTTAGCTGCGAGGGAAGCCTCGAAGGCAATGGTGAAGTCGTTCTTGATAACCGGGACGACCTGCGAACTGGTGACAATCTCGCCGTCCTCAGCTTCCAGGGTGACGACTCGATCCTCCCAGCGCTCGACGTGGGACATCGCGATGCCTGCGCGGTCGCCAGTGATAGCCATGTCGCCGTGCATCGCGTAGCGAGCACCCTGCTTCGGCTTGAAGTCGTCAGCGAAGTTGAAGACCGGCTCCCAGACCTTCGTCACCTCATCGGTGTAGGCCGAACGGACCTCGCCCAGACGGTAGTCGATGGTGAGCGGCTGGACCTCGTTGTCCACAGCGTTCTGGAACGCGTCCATGTTGCGGAAGTACGCGTCCGAGGAGCGCGAAGGCTTGCACTCGTACTTTGCAGCGGCGGCGGCGGGGTCGGTGTCGTAGTCCTCCTGGAAGTTGTCTTTCCCCTTGATGCGAGGGTTGACCTCCCAGGTAGCCCACGGTCCTGAGACGAAGTGGATCGACTTCTGGCCGTACTTCTCCAGCGAGGCCTTCCCCTTCTCGGTCTCCTTCTGGATCGTCGATCCGAGGTAGCGAGGGTAGGAGATAGCTACACGCTTGTAGGTGTCCGGGAATCGAGTCGAGGCAGAAGTCTTCAGCATCTCCAGGATGGACTCAGCGGAGGTGGAAGCCTCGCGAGCGCGCTTGCCCTGACCGACCATCTCGTCCTTGGCCTTGAACGCGTCAATCTCATCCGCGACGCCCAGCATGAGGTTCAAACCCTCCTGGCCTTCCGCGTCGGAGTGACCTGAGACGGCCTCAATGTTCTTGTCGTACTGGATGAGCCCCTGCTTCGGCTGCGCCTTGTCGCGGAACCAGCCCTGCTTGACTGCCTTCGTCATCGGGTCGAAGAATGCGCGGTTCGCCTGCTGCGAGTTGGCCGCGATGTTCAGGAGGTGGATCGAGTCGATTTCCGGCATGCCGTAGTACTCCTGCGGAGACCGGAGGCACAGCAGGAGGTAGGCGACGCGGAGGGATGCCCAACGGCACACCATGTCCTTGCCGGAGCCCTTACCCCACTGGAGGGTGATGATGTTCCGGAGAGCGATGTCGTCGCTCCAGTACTCTCCGTCATCGAACCCTTCTCGCATGAGCGGGTAGAGGTCGGGGTAGTAGATGCGCTCGATGTGACGAATCGCATCGGACTGACGATCTGAGAGGTTGACGCCCTTCTGACCGAGGAACTTGCTGTCCTGAATGAAGACATCCAGCGGTACGGGTTCCTCCTCGAAGATGTCCGAGAGGGAGCCCTTGGGAACCTCCTGGTACGACTCGAAGAAGGAGCTGAGCGGGCCTGCCACTTAGTCCTCCAGGTCAGAAAGAAGATTCTGCTCGTTTGCGGTCAGCTTGATATCGACATCCTTGTAGACCTGCTTGACGGCGGTCTCTTCTCCGAAGGTCACCTCGAAGGTCTTCTTGTCCACCGTGAAGGGAACCTTGATCAGGAACGAACCCTCCTTGGAGGCCCCGTCCTCGTTCTCCACGATGAGGAAGTCAGTCCAGGTCTCTCGGATGTATCGGTAGGGGTAGTAGGAAGCGGGAACGGCTTCCATGCTGTCGGAGTAGGTGCGAGGATTCGCTGCCTCCCACGCCTTGCGACGAGAGCGCTCTCGAACTTCCCAGGCGGTACGAATCAGATTCATGTTGTAGGACGGGATGTTCGAGAGAGCGATGAAGGTGGAGCCGTCGTTACGTGATGCCTTGACGACCCCACCTCCCTTAGCCTTGGCCTTGAGCGCTTCCCACTGCGCCACAGCCTTAGCGGCCTTCGCACGGGTATCAGCGTCAACGTCGTCACCGCCCGCTGCCCACTTCTTGACCCGAGACACCGCAATGGCGATAGCGGCAGAAGTGCTCTTGCCGTCTCGCTTGACTGCCTTGGCAATCTTGCAGATGTAGTCGGGGAGCGAGCCCGCGTGATCGACCCAGTTGTCCTTCTTGGCGGTGGTCGCGAGAGAGCAACCACCGGCTGAAAGAAGAATCACCAGATCAGTGTCGGTGAAGGCGTTGAGCATGATTACTTCCCGTAGTTCTGGAGTTCAGCCTTCGTGGTCTCCTCGTAGGAGCCGGTGAACCCGTTCTGCTGTGCGTAGTTGAACCACGTCTCCTTGTCGTCGCTCGTCTTCGGACGACCGAGGGCCTTGTCACCCTCAACGACAACATCGCCGTCGCTCTTGTCCTGGGTCTCCTCGACCTTGGACTTGTCCTCCTCAGGGAGGATGGTCTCGCTCTGGGGACCGGCGTCGGTACCCTCGCCGTGCTGGGGAACGCTCCCCTTCTCGTCTGCCACGTCCTGCTCCTCTGCGTGCTTCAGGGACTCTTCGTCTGCGACGGACTGCATGCCGCCGTAGCCTTCGGGAAGGGCGTCTCCACTGGAGAAGTCCTTGGCCTCCTCGACACCGGGAAGCGGCTCAGCGCCCTCCAGTGGGGTACGAGGCTCGTCGGTGGCTGCGTCAGCGTCGTGGGCAATCTGCTTGCCCACCTTGCCGTCGTCCGTGACCTTGTACGATCCGCCGGAGACCAGCGTCTCGCCGTCCTCCAAGGTGTCGCTCAGGACGGTGTTGCCGTCTGCGTCCAGCTTGACGATGGTGCTTTCGAAATGCTCGGTCATGATGCTCTCCTTAGAGGTCCGCTTCTGCGAAGCGCTGTGCGACGAGCTGTCGCAAGCTCTGTCGTTCCTTGTCGTCCTTGATCAGAGAGACGACTTCCACGACGATGCTCTGGACTTCCAGGAGCATCTTCTCTCGGAGCTTGTCGTCGTTGTTCGTCAGCATGCGGTTGAACTCCTGGACCATGCTGAGGAATCGAGAGTTGCCGTCCTTCTCTGCCGTGGCGGAGAGACTGCCGTCGTGCTCTCGGAATCGGAGCGATACGTAGGTATAGGCGATGCGCTCGATGAGGACGGTCTGAGCCGTAGTCATCGGAAGGCCAGCGGCCTCCTGACGCATCTTGGACACGATGCCGTTGTAGACCTCAGTCCAGTGATCCCCGTACTCCTTGGGGACGTTAAAGATGTCCGGAAAGGCGTCCATCTTGGAAATGATGTCCTGCGATTCCATGGCACACCTCGCTTACTCGTAGTAGTCGCTGATACCACGATACTGCAAGAAAGAGCCAGTCGTCTCAAAAAACTCTGGCCTTGCATGAACCCCGAAGGAGCCTATGTTCTGCACACGAGAGGCTTTCGGGACCATTGTCAATTTCTTGTTTTGAGGGAACACTCTCGTATCGAGGTTCCAATCCCATCCGGACTCATTGCCGGGGGAGCCGTTATAGGTGGAATAGTCGTGATCCCACGACGGCTCTATGAGGTCTTCCCAGCGGTCTCGCCAGGTACCCCAGACCCAGGGGGAGAACTTCGTCGAGCGGCGTACCTGCTCAGGGTGTCCGTCCTCGTGCGTGAAGGCGGTAACAGCTCCGATTTCAGGGTCACCCTGATACCGAGTAGCGGCCCAGTCGTGGAACTCCAGAACGTCGTCTGAGACCAGCAAGTCGTCCTCAGCACGGACAACGTAGTCGTACTCCTTGAAGAGCTTGGAGAACCAGACGTAGGGGTTCTCCAAGACGCCGTGAATCCGCTCGTTCACCTCAATCGGGTAGAACGTGTTGTTCTCCGCGTCGAAGATGTCGAAGTGACGACCCTCCTCCGGAGAAGGCTCCAGGACGACGAACATGTCCCAGCCCTTCGGGATGCGGGCGGCGTTCCACGACCTCAGCGTCTCCACGAAGTAGTGGGGTCGGTCGTAGGCCGTCAGGAACACCGCCCGCTTCTTCACTGGGTGGCCGTCTCTACGGTGTTGGAACGTCCGTCACGCTTGTGCCCCCAGTGGTGGACACCGATGGTCTCAGCGGGGTAGTCGAAGCCGTCTGCGTTCGACCCTGGAGCAATCTGCTTCCAGTGCACGGGGTTGAAGGTCTCCGTGGGGAAGACGTGGAGCTGGTCTGGACGAGTGGCGGCGAAGTCCGTCAGGAACGCGGGGCCGGTAGTCTCCACCATCTCTGCCGTGGGGTTCGCGAAGTAGCGCTCAGGCATGGCCCTGAGGAGGCTCCACCAGAACACATCGCCGTGCTGTGGTGAACCGATAGCCGCGTTGACTATGCGGCCGTCCTCGTGGTTCTCGTAGGACGCCCAGGCTCGAAGGGGAAGCTCAGGGAGCGGTCGGACGGGCTGGATATCGCAGTTGACATAGATGCCGCCAAACTTCTCAAGGATTGCGTATCCGAAGACATCCGCGACCTGGACGAAGTACTCGATGCCGTTGCGTCCGGCGTCACGCTCGGCAAGAGATTCAAGGATTGGGCGAAGCGCCGGAAAGAACTCAAGGGCTGTGATGTCCCAGTCGATGACTGTCCATCCTGGGTTGTACTTCTCCCACTGCGTTCCGTATCGACGATACTCATCCGGCATGTCCCTTCCGGCCCAGAAGCGGTGAATCTTCTTGACGTAGCTGCTGTTGCTCAAAGCTCTAGTTCCCGTTCTTCCGATAGTCAGCCAGCCAGGTGTCGTGGAACCACTTGACCGTTTCCTTGACCCCCTCTTCGAGGGAGATGAGAGGCACGGCGTTGAACTCTTCACCCAGGATAGCCCTTGTCCCCTTTTTTGAGGACACAACTGCGTCAGGAACTTCACCGGGGCGCATGGGAAGGGAGACGATTTCAGAGCGCTGTCCGGTCCAGCGGTACGCCTCGTCCTTCACCAGCTCTGCGATGCTCCGTACGTCGTACGACTCCCCCTCGTCAGGGCCGATTTCAATAGCATGGGGGGCCGCTCCGTTGTCAGCCGTGTACCGCAGAGCTGCGACGAATGTTCGAGCAACGTCGGACACGTGCACGCAATCGCTGATCTGGAACCCTCCGCCGTAGACCTCGATGTCGTCACCGAGAAGGGCACGGCAGATGAAGGAAGGCATGATCTTCCGAACCTTGCTAGAGCCGTACGGCGCTGCCACAGACTGACGTGGACCATAGGCGTTGACTGGTCGTACGACACTGATCTTGCCTCCCCTGAACTGGTTGTACATCTTGGCGTAGTCCTCGACCGCCGTCTTGCTGATCGTGTAGGAGCCTGCGCCGTGCTCGCGCATCCAGTGGTTGCCGACTCCGGCGTACACCACGGGGAGGTCGTACTGGACAGCCGCCTCGAAGACGTTGAGGGCTCCGAGGATGTTGGTCTGTGCAGAGGGTCGGGGATTCTGAATCGTCTCCTGAGTTCCCAGCACCGCCGCGAGGTGAATGATGCCGTCCACGTGAGCTGCCGCTTCGGTGACCGCAACCTCATCTCGGATGTCTCCGTGGAAGACCTCGACAGTGTGGCCCTTGGGGATGTCGTGGAGGAAGCCTGGGACCGAGTGGTCGAAGACGAGAACCTTGATCCCCTCATCCTGGAGCCGTTCGATGACGTGGGAGCCGATGAATCCAGCAGCTCCCGTCACGAGAACCTTGCGGAGTTTCATGGGTGCCTTCCTAAGCCTGCTGCTGAAGTTCAGCGAGCGTGAGTTTCTTCTTTTCGGGTGCAGGAGTGGAAGGAGCAACAGGTGTTGCCTGCTGTTCTTGCTGCTTACCCCGAGACAGAAGCTCTGTGATCAACATTATCGCAAGCTCCATCGATCCCCGAGGGTCATCTGCCACTCTGATCTTCGTCTTCACGTCCCAGAGAAGCTTGAGCGCTCCGAAGATCAAAGCCTTCTCGATCTTGGACGCTACGAGCTTGCGAATATCCAGTGCGGTGCCTGTCAGCTCGACATCTCCTCCGGCCTTGATCACCAGCAGGTCGCGGAACGTCGAGATGAGCTGCGAAGTCACCTGATGGGGGTCACCGACCACCTCCATGGAGGCTGAGACGAACTGGAAGATTTTCCCTTCGTCGCCGTCTGCCATGAGTGCGATGAGCTTCGGCCCGAGGTCGTAGTGACCGACGAGCTGTCGGTACTCCTCGATGGAGGCGATGCCTGCGCGCTCCGCCAGATCGAGATTCATGACGGCATCCCGGAGAGAGCCGTCAGAACGATTGGCGATGAACTGAAGCACCTCTGTGGGAGTGCTGAAGCTCTCCTGCTCAGCAATCCAGATCAGGCGGTTGAAGATGTCGGCAGGGGTGACCTTCTTGAAGGCGAACTCGATGGTGCGACTCTTGATCGTCCCTGGAATCTTGTCGGGCTCCGTCGTGATCAAGATGAAGACCGTGTTCTCCGGAGGCTCCTCAAGCGTCAGCAGGAGAGCGTTGAAGGCCTCCCGGCTCATGCTGTGAGCTTCGTCGAGGATGACTACCCGGTTGGTGCCACCTACGTTGTACTGAAGCGAGGAGATGAGCGTCCGCACGTCTGCCACGGAGCCGTTCGAGGCGGCGTCCACCTCGATGACGGAGAGCGACTGCTTCTGACTGATCGAGAGGCAAGCCTCGCACCCGCCGCACGGCTTCGTGGTCTCGTCGCTGGTGCAGTTGAGGGCCTGAGCGAGGATACGAGCTGCACTGGTCTTCCCGGTGCCTCTCGTGCCGACGAAGAGCATGCCGGAGGGGACGCGATTCCGCTCCACCATCTTCTCCAAGGTGACGGAAACGTATGCCTGTCCGACCATATGTCCGAAGACACGTGGCCGGTACTTGAGGGCTAGTAGGTTGCTCACTCGTCGATGTTGATCTTGAAGGAGGCACAGAAGGCGTCACGAGCCAGGAGGATTGCCTCGTTGTACGCGTCCTGCTCAGGAGTGTCTTCATCCTGGCCTTCTGCGTAGGCGTCCTCCAGCAGCTCCAGGAACTCGTTGACCCGAGCAAGCCATGCCTTCTGATAGTCCTCCATCTGGGCGATGGAGACGAAGTTGGGGTCGTCCGTGAGCACGAGACCGTCACGGCGGAAGAGCTGGAAGATGCGACGGGTGATGTAGTTCGCTGTGTTCTCGTCTCCGAGGTCCACTTCGAGGTCCACGCCGTCATTCATCTCGGAGGCCGCAAGCACGAGACGGTCGTGGATGAAGGTGGTCGTAGGTTCTTCCTGAACTTCACTCATTGAAGTAGCCCTCTCGTTCCGCGTTGAGGTCTTGCAGGATTGCCGTCTCTCGCTGTTCGCGTGTCTCTAGATGAGA